TAATAATCTAAACCGCTAAACCAATATTCGTAATTTCCTTCGTCTCGGCTTTGCTTTAATTTGTTTCCGTGTGCTTCAATTATCTGCTCTTTTTCTATTTCTTTAAATACATATAATTGAGCAATTAAATCGTGAATGCACCAATGTGAACATCCTTCTTTTTCTTGCGTTAAAAAATATTCAATTAACATTTCTACTGCTGTTTGTTTCATTGTTCTATTTGTTTAATTTCAATTATAATGTCATCGTTCTTTTGTATTAAGTTTTTAACGTGCTGAATATCGTAAGCTTCAACTATTCGTGTTTCTAACTTAACAGGTGCGCCAACATACGCATATGTTTTAAAAGTTGCTTTATATCGTTTCATAGGTTTTTGTATTTGGTTTTCGTTTTTTTTAATTCTGCATATTTCTAAATAAAGGTGTAAGTCAAATGAACCCCGCCATTGTCGTTGCCACCAATCCATTTGCTCGTATATCGTTCCAGCTTTCATAGTTCGTGGTAAAAATTATAGTTACTTTCATCGTTACTTGCTTTCCATTCCCAAAAATTATAATGCTGAAGGTCGCTATTTATTGCTTCCTGCATTTCTAAACGTAAATCTTCTAAAATACGAACCCCAAGAACGTGCGGTTGTAAATTGTCGTCTGTTTCTGTTAACCACTTTTCGCTAACATCAACGTCAAGTTCAATAAACGCATATTCACTAACTTCGTCGTAGTCGTTAAATTCCCAAGTTCCTGCAATTGAATAAGGCCAACCTGTAAATTCGTAGGTTAATTCCCAACCTTTATTCCAAAATTCTAAATTTCTATTTTCCATCTTACAGCGCTTTAAAATACATTAAACAATAGAACATACCACCGAACACAATAAAAGCCGTTAGAGTGCTTAAAAAGTGCCTTAAAAACGATTTGTGTTCTTCGGTTGTTGGTGTAAAGTAATCAATTAAATTTTTCATAGTCTTATTTTTTAAATTGGTTAAATAAATTTTCTACTTCTTGCATCTGCTCTTTATTCAAAAATGTTACTAAAGTTTGAATAATTAAATGCAGTTGATTCGTGTTTAATTTGTCTTCTTGTTGTTGTAGTTCCAAAAAGTCTAATACTTGGTTAAAGTTTTTCATAGTTTTTAAATTGTTTCGTTAATAATTATATGCAAATATATATACTATTTTAATAACTACAATACTTTTTAACAATTATTTTTAATTTATTTTTAAAATCCTTGTGTTTATTACGTTTTCTGAATAGAAAAAAACGTTATTAATATTCATTTTAAATAAGTAAAACATATAATTAAGGTAAATTTTACTTAATATCGTACTATTATAAAGGTGAAACCCTTAAAATTTTAATTGTTATTAGGGTTATAACCTTAAAACATTTCTATTTAATTAATGTGGTAATTTTTGACCCTTATCCTTTATTAAAATGTCAAGTTTTTCCTATTATGTAATGCATATCTTACACAAAAAAAAACAGCTACGTGCTGGGAGCTTATAACTGTTTTCTTTTTATTAACTATGAATTGCAAATATATTAAAAAATATGTGTTAATCGTGCAATTTGTCCAAATTCTTTGTGATGTATGTAACCTTCAACCGCTTTTGGGACGCCACAATATCCGTTTTTGTGATGCCAACTGTCTGAACCTGAAGGACTGCGTAAAGTTTCAAACGTGCAACCAATGAAATCGGTACTTTTTTTGTGGTGAACGTGATGCGAATAAATATATCGGTGTTTAGTTTCGCTCCATAAAATAGGAAATTCAGTCGCTAACAATAAAGGTAAGTGTTCGATTTTCGCTCCGTCTCCGTGTGTAGTGCCTATCAAGTTGTTTCCGTACTTAAATGCTTTTCTGTGTAGCAAATTAACGTTAAAATTGATTGTTGACTTACTAAAATGCGCTTCTATTAACTGCATTAAAAAGAAGCCGTGTGTTAAGTCGTGATTACTTGGATTATAAACAACTTCGACTTCTGCAAAACTTATTAATTTTTCTAACAAATCAATATAAAGGTTCTTTGCCATTATAAAATTGTCGTACCACATTCCGTCCGTGTCTTGTGGTGTTCCTGCTGTAGTTGTTCTTTTTGTGTTGTCGGTGTGTAAAATGTCGTTTCCTGCAACAAATAATACTTTGTCTATGTTAAACCCTTTTGACTTGTTTAAAATGCCTTGTAAACCGTCTTTTGCACGTTTAACCGCAATTTGTGAATTATAGTCTTCGCCTGTTTCAAATGCTGTTGCAAGTTTTCCAATATGCAAGTCCGCGATGTCAATTACAAGTAAATGCGTGTCTTCGCTTTTTATTGTTTCGATTGCGTGATATTTCGGAGCGTATAACTTTACTTCTTTAATACATTCGTCTTTTATTTGTTGGATTGCGTTTAGTTCTTCCTGTTTAAAGTTTGGGTTCTTAAAGAATAAACTTGCTTGTTTTGTTTTTAGCCATCCGTGTTTAACGTCTTTGTCATCTACTCCAGCTTCATCGGTTGCTTCTTTTATGCCACGATACTGCATTAAAATTTCAATCTCGTCCTGTTTAAGTCGAAACCTTGCGCTGTTATTTTTCATAAAAAATTTAGATTAATGATTTTTTCGCGTACTTCCATAACCACGAAAGTAGTAAACCTATTCCAACACCCACAAAAAGAAGGTTTAAATTGCCTTTTGGACGGTTGCTTTTTGCTTCAGTCTTTGCCTTTTGTCCTTCAGTTTTTGCCTTTGCTTTTTCAACTACCCTATCTTTGTAAATTGTTTTTAATTGAATTTTATATTTGTATTTTATCTCGGTTCTAACTTCCCATTTTGTTTTAGGAATATAAACATTCTTGTAAACTATAACTGTGTCTTTGGTAGTAAAAAATTTTTCCCAAACTATTGTGTCGTTTACTATGTACGGAATACTATCCAAAGTTGTAATACGAATTGTGTCGCTCGTGTTTTCGCACTTGTAACCTTTTTTAATTGCTTTGTTCAGGTGATATTGTGCCGAACACGAATAAAGAAAAAGACTAATAAGAACTATATTTAGTTTTGCCATTTTGCTTGTATGCTTTTAATACTTGTTTTCTGTTTCTACCTTTTTTAAAACTAACGTGTACCCATTGCGGATTTTCATCGTTTCCAAACTCCCATATTAATTGGTCAAAGTCTAATTTATCTTTAATAAAATGAAACCCTTTTGCGCTTATTTTAATATCCATTGCTTCGCCTTTTGTATGTTGGCTTGTTGAACTTCCTTTTATCATTTTATTAAGCTGTACGCAACGAAAACCCGAACTAATTTTAATCGGTGTGTTTAAGTGAATTCTTAACGGTTCAAACACGTTTTCACATAAAAGTTTAGCGCTTTCAATTTGTGACAAACTCATTTTGTTGTTTATTCCGTGTGTTGTTGCAGTTGGTGAATTTTCAAATTCTGCAAGTGTAACGTGTGCGCTTAAATTCATTTTAGTTTGTTTATGTCGTTTTTAATATCAATAGCACGTGTAAAAAGAAGTTTAGCTGACTGCCATAAATTTACTCCTTTGACTATGCGCCAGTTCTCCGAAATAGACATTATTTCTATTGAAGCAAGTACCAACGCTAAAACTTTTGTAAGCATTAAAGGCACGGAAAACACGGTTAAAACTATGTCGTTTAATATAAAATAATCTATTAAAAAAAATAGAATAACACACAACTCATAAAGTAAAATTTTAGAAATTATTGCTGAAAGTTTACGTGACGTTATTTGTTGCTTTAAGTGTTTTGCTTTCCAGATACCCGTCGCTGTGTCCGCTAAAATCAAAGCAAATAAAAGTCCAAGTATTCCAGCTATTGGTAAAAAAAACGAAAAAATAATTGTTAAAAGTTTCAACGCGGAATTTTTAATTGAATAAAGTAATAAATATAATTGTAGTTTCATAAGTCTTCTAATGCTTCAGTTAAACTGAAAGTTAAGTATAAAAATAAAGTAACACCTGCTAAATTAATGTAGGGTTCTGTGCCTTGAAACATTAAAGAAAACGAAGTTAAAAAACCCGCAATAAAATAAAGACTTGCTAAATAGTTACTTTTCATTAGTTAATTAATACTGTGTTACTTAATTCAAATGCAGTTCCTTGTGTATTAGTTGCTGTACATTTTACTCTTATTGATTGCCCACTATCAGCAACGTCTAATAAATAAGTATTATTAGTTTCGCCTGTTATGTTTCCATTATTACGCAACCATTGGTAAGTTAAAGTAGCAACAGGATTACCATCCCAAGTATTGCCTGTAAAAGAAATTGTTTCTCCTGCAACCCAAAATATTGTACCGTCTATTTCAGGTGGTGTTATATTTGTAGGCGCAAATAAAGCTGAAGGCACAAAAACATTTGATGTCGCATTTGTTGAACCTGTTGCATTTGTTGCTGTTACAACACAAGTTATATTCAAGTTTGCGTCTGCGCTTACTAAAGTATAAGTGTTTGCGTTTGTTCCTATATTAGTAGCTCCACGTTTCCATTGATAACTAAAACTTGTTGGCGTACCGCTCCACGTTCCGTCCGTAGTTGTAAGTAAGTCACCAACATAAGCGCTTCCTGTTACATTAGGTGCAACTGTATTAACAGGCGCAGTTGCTGAAGCTCCAATAATATCTGTACGTCCTGCTGAACTTACTGCGTAAACTGAACCCCAACCAATAGCGTTAGTTGCTCCTTTTCCCCAACCAATTGTGTTGTTTGCTGCTCCGTCACCCCAACCGTTACTATTTGCCATTTTCTAATTTCTTTAAATAAGTTTTTAACTTTACGATGTTTACTTCCTTTGGTTTGTAAGTTTTTAAATGTACCATCCTGTGTAATTATTATTTGTGTCAGGAAACATATCACTTGTTGAATTTGTGTTATATTCAGGAAACAAACTTGTGTTATTGCTTATGTAGTCAATAAAACGTTGTGTGTAGTGTTGTGCTATTTGTGTTTCTTTTTCAATTAAGAAATCTATTTCGCTTTTTTCTACGCTCGTTGAATTTTCGGAATTGTGTTTGTAAACTCCTTTGTTTGAAATCGTGTAAGCTGCGAACGGCAAATAATATTTCATTGCCAAATGAATAAGCATTGGCTTTAAATAAGTTGTTGTAAGCGTTAAATAATTACCCGACAACGTACTTGCTAATATGTCCGCTTTTATCTTGTTTAGTAGCTTCGTACCTGTGAAATTTTGCAAGTCTGTATCTTGTGCAATCTTGATGTATTGTATAAAAGAGTCCGTGTCAACATTTCCGTTTAAAGAAGTGAATTTTACAAGGTCTTGTCTTGTTATTAAAAGTGCTTCTGCCATTATCGTGTAATTTGTCTTTTCGTTTGTGGGTTACTTGGTAAAAAACCGTGATTAGGCATTTCAACAGGACGCTTTGCAACAAGTTCAGAATTTACAACTTTGTAACCAAATTTTTCGGCTTTTGCTTGTGCTAATTTTTTCGTGTTTTCTGTTATGTTTAAACCTGTTCCTTCAAAAACTGCATAAACTTGTTTATTCCACCGATGGTAACAATTGCCGCCGCCTTTATAAAGAAACCTATCAAAAGTCAAAGCACCTTTTGGCCCCCAACCAATTGTTTTTCCATCTTTGTTTGTATAGCCGTCACCTAAATATGTATTACTCATTACTTGAATATCTTCTTTTCTATAGATTTTATTTGCTGTAATCATTTGACTACAAAAAATTCTTGTATCTGAAGCAATAGCGCCAACGTATTTATAACGAACAACAAACTTTACTCCGTCAATAGTTTTGTCTTGTTTACTTGTTATGTTTGGTCTTGCGTCACCTGTAGAAACCAAGTTTACAATTTTGCTTAATAAACTTTGTTTTGGTTCACTACTCAACAACTCGTTTTCTTTATCGTCATTTTCGTAGTCAACTTCTTTTTCGTCTATTAATAACCAATTGTCTTGTGGTTCTTCGCCTAAATCAATTAACGGGTTTGTGTGTGCGCTTAATTCTGTTCCTGTTTCTTCTGCAACTTGTTCTTCGTTCTGCGTGTTTTCCAAGTCCGTAAACTCTAAAGGTTGTAAAGTCTTAAAGAATAACTTTAATGCAACTCCGTTAAATGCTAATATGCTATCAAAAGCGTCTAATATTTCTTCTTGGAATGGTCTAATAACCATATTATCAAATAATATACTTGAATTTTTAAGTTCTTCTGCGTTACTTGAAAAGCCATTAGTTGAAGCAACACCAAATAATAAAGGACTTGTAATATTGTGTCCTAACATTATTTTGCGTAAACATTCTTCGCTTAAGTACGTGTAGTGTTCTGGAGCATCGTTTAAAGGTATGTCTTCAACTGTTGTTTTTGATTCAGCGTTATTGTTAAAAGCTACAATTACTTTTTGTCCCCTGCTTCCTGTTAACTTGTCAAGTACCTTGTTTGATATGATTTGTTGTTGTTCGTCTGTTGGAACACCGTTATTAAAGTTTACAACTTTAGTTCCACTAAATCCGTTTTGCACTTCGTTAATTAAATAGTCTGCAATTTCTTCTTCTAAAATGCAATATGGAAGACAACCTGCATAGTCGCTGTATGAATAATATTTCATTCCAACCGAATAAGGTTTAGAAAATAATATTTCTATTTTTTCTTTTCCATAACCAAAAGCACTAAATCTAATCGGTGCAAACTTTTTAGTATCGTCCCAATTATCCGAATAGTAATATCCTGTTATTTGTCCGTCTTTGTCGCATTTTTCAGCTCGTAAAAGATTAACCGGTATATGATATGCTTTTAATATTTTGTCGTGCTTGTCATTATAATGTACTTGTATAGCAAATTGTCCAAACATTTTTCTATCCAGCACCATTTTTCTAACGTCTTCTTTGTGAAATAAAGACATCATTTGTGCGTACTCATTCGGCTTTTTATTAGCGTCCAATGCACTTAATCCTTTTCCGTATATTAATCGTGCTACGTTGTTTATAATAGCGTTATTCGTTGTTGAATTGCTATAACATTCAATTAAGAATTGAAAGTATTGGTCGCCGTCTTCAGTTAAAAAGTCAACCCAATTTTCTCGGTTTGTTTCCGATACTACAGGTGACGTATAAGCCGACAAATTTAAAACGTGTAAATTATTCATATACTAAAAAATCATTTGTTGTTGTATTACTTACGTATTGGTTATTATTAACCGAAAATGTAACTAAAGGTTGTGCGGTGCAAAATATTCTATCCTTGTAAATTATATCGTTACTTGAATTTTTTAATTCTAAAGTATAAAAATGTCCTTCTATTAAACTAAAAGTGTGTTGTATTAAATAAACATAGTCACCTTGTGATTGAGTAAAACTTTGTGTTGAAACAGAAGTGTTAGTTTGTTCGTCTGTTATTATCATTGTCGCAGGTTGTGCGTTACCTTCTTGTCCAAAAACTCGTGGAACGTAATAAAAACTTTGCGGACTTCCTGAAGGTGTTAATACTATCATATTAGTATAATTAAATATTCGTGTTTTTGTTCTTTTTTTAAGACAAAAAAAAAGCCGAACTGTAAAGAACGGCTTTAAAAATAATTTTTTTTAATTAAACTTTAATTATTGTTGCTCCTGTAAAAACCGCTTGTAAATTGGCGTCAGTTACTTGATTACCTGCTGAAACTACAACTTCGCAGAAATTGGCTGCTAAATTCTCATTTCCAACCATCGTCATAGTATAACCCGATAGGTCGCCCATTTGAACACCACTTGAAATAACGCCTGTTGTTACGTCCATACCGTGTTCTAAACCTGCAAGAAAAAATTGATTGTTTCTTGATTGTATTAAAACGTGTGGTCTACCAAAAGACAATAATTTTATTTGTTTATGCGTTGCTTCATCTAAATTTTTTAATGTAAAAGTCAAAGTTTGCTCTACAAAAGTAGTTCCGTTTTCTCTTGAACTTGTTATTGTTTGCTGAAAATCATTTGCGCCTTTTAATTCATATTTAAATAAAGAAGTTACGCCTGTTACTGTTTGAATACTATCGGTATTTATAGCATCATAAGTAATAGCGTCCATATCATCGTAATTTATAAAATAAATTGCGTCAATACCGCCAACCGATGTTTTACATACTTCTTTTCTTCCTGTTGTAAGTGTACACATTTTTTGTTTATGTTTTTATGTGAATAAAATAAAGCGCAGTTTCCTACGCTTTTTATTTAATGTTATACTCCGTAAAGAACTACGTCTGAACCGATACCATATTGAACCGCTCCATTGTAACGCATAATTACACGAACATTTTGTGAACCATCTATATCAGCCA